AACTCTAAGAGTTCTACTTTAGTATACACTCGTTTTGCTCCCCCGAATTCCTTTTGTTCTTCCTCTGTATCTAAATCTTTCCATTCAACAGGTTTAAAGCCTATTGAAAAGCCTATTGGAAAATCAGATTTAATATACTGAAATACCTTCTCAGCGAACTCATGGGTTGCAAACTGGAAACGCGCAATCAGCCCTTTATTATCTTGTGTTAGTGTTAATGTTTTAGCTATTGGCAACGACTGATAATCATGTCCGAACAAAACAATCGGATTTTTCAAATAGTCTGAGACATCTACTCCTGATGGCTCAATTATCTCCTTGTCCCTGTCAATAGATTTTGTGGTAATATAAGCAGCGATTATTCTATCATTAACTTCAGTATTGTTTTTATCAATACCAAACGCCGCTTTTTTAATCATCTCCATTTTATATCCTCCTGTTATTTAATTACCCTCTACTATTCCTGATATTGTGCATCTACAATTAATTATATTCCCTGGCGCCCCAGATGGGTCACCTGGAAATTTAAGTCCATTAGAAAATTTTCCTTTTAACTTTACACGTTCACCATCAATTAAATGATTATACACATCGTCTACATCTGTCCCCCTAACTTCCTTATCACGAGTTGTAATCCATTCTTTCTCAGCAACAACGCCTGACTGTTCATAAGCAGACATAGCCCCTGCATTAGTCGAGCCTATTATCTCCGTCCTCGCTATAGCTTTAGTTCTTGATGTTTTAGCAATCTCAAACACTTTGGATACACGCTTAGACGCCTCTTCAATTCCTTCCCCGTCTTTAATAGCTTCTTTAAGTGTTTTTCTAAGGGACTCTTGAGTCGTTTCGTTTACTTCTTTGGCGAACGTAAATGTTTTATTATCAATAAATTTAACTACCTCTGGATTCTCTAAATCAAAATCTATACCTAAACTAAGGGCAGCTATCTCTTTTACAGCATTGGCTTCCAACGAACCTGCGATGATTGGCTTACTTATATTCTTGGCTTTTTTATTTGCTGCTGATACATCAAATATAATATCGTCAATTTGTTGATCTTTATTTTGTTTCTGAGACGAACGAATTATTTTGCCGAATTCTTTCCAGGTTATCTTTTCAAGGTTATTGTTTACTTCAGCTTCTAAATCACTAAAGTATTTTACTAATATAGGAATGAACTTCTTCTCCCATGTCTCTTCAAGGTCTTTATATATCTCCCACTTTTTATTTCGAATCTCTTTAACCATTGCTGCAATCTTCGCTTCCTCTGCAAGCGCATCACTTATTCTTTGCTCTTCTTCATCTAATTTAGCATCCTCTGTAATGTCCATTGGCTCAAGTTTTACGTCAACAAGAGCCTGCTCTCCCTCCGTGGTACAAGTATCCGCAGGCATAATACTCTTCATCTTCTCCTTTATATTAATCAACTGCATTTCTATACTGCCCTTTTTCTCCTCTTCCGGCTCTTGTGATTCAGCAGGGGTTACCTCGTCGGCGCTAACAGGTGCTAATCCAAATGGTCTATTCCATGTTTCGCCCCATGCTACAGCAGTCATACTACGCTCCGCTCTTGCCTCATTTATTGTTTTGATCCCAGACCTCGTTAGTATCTCATCTGTTTCTGCTTTCAGTTTCTCATTTTCCTTTAGTGCTTCTACTGTACTAAAATCAAATCGTATCTCTAATGCTTCATCCCAAGGTTTAACTAAGAATTCATTTATAATAGCTGCATATTTAGTAAGCTTCGGAATCATAGTGTCCCGCCAAAATATTTCGCGTTGCTCCTGAGCATTTGCATAATTCGCATATTCAAATACTCCTACCATTGCAGGCGGAACACCAAAGACGCCTAGTATATCCTCTCTTGTTAATTTTTTAGATTCTATAAACTCCATATCCTTTTGACTCATACCGATCTGTTGCCACTCCATGCCTCCAGACAATATTGCTATCCTATGTGCATTACCAACGCCTCCGTGCATCTGCTTCCAAGCATGATTCGCTTGTTTGACTTGTGCAGGAACCATTAGATCTTTTGATACTAAGGCGCCTTCAGGCATAGCTGAATTAATAAAGAATCGCTTATTATATTCGTCGCCTAGTCCCTGAGTATCAACTGCTACTCTGGCTGCTGATAATGGAGACAAGCCATAAAAATCATCTGTAGGATTATTATAATTAAAATGTATTATAAACTCTTTTGGTATATGTATTGATTCACCACGTCCTAAATCATAATCGTAATGTTTAATATAATCTGTTTTAGAAGGTATCACTGTAATTCTATCTGGTCTTAATGTAAACAGTTCTGTTGGTTTGCCTCCCTTAAATGTATCTAACAACCAATAGGCGTTGCCTGTAAGTTCTTCATAGGCTATAGTTGATTCTTGTAGATCTTTCCCCGTCTTATAAGGATTAGCTTTACGCAACAAATCAATAATAGGATGTACTGTTATTTCAACATACTCTATAATACCATTCTTGATTTTCTTTTTATATAATTTAAGATTGGGTTCTAATCCTTTTGTTGCTATCCTATATATACAAGCATATACCCAAGGAGCATCGGCATATTGCTGAAGATAAGTAGTATAGTTTTGTTGAGTTGGTTGCCCTATTACACTCGCCGATGGAGTTATGGGAACCTGATAAATAGACGATGCCTTCCTTTGAAACCCCATCTTATCAACAATCTTTTCAAAAAAATTCATATATACTCTCCTATTAAATTTATCTTGGCAGGGCTTGAAAGTCACAAATTCTATTTTTATGACTTTTCCTACCTGCAAGTGATAATAACTTCTGGCGATTTATCACTACCATGTTTGCGCTTAACATGTGCCTTATCAAGTGTACCTCTTGATTATTCAGCCACTCAAAATACTAAGTCGTCATCGTCTACACCTAATACGGTAATACCTGCGCCTACTCCGCCTTCTATGCCTAGTTGCTGTCCGTGTAAAGCAAGCACTAAAGAGTCAGGAAAATCTGGACTCTTTAATCCGCGCTTCACCATATCATCCTTTGATTCAATCTTTATTCTTCCTTTACTATCAACTGTATACTTGCGGCCTGGTAATTGACTAATCAACATAGGCTCATTGGGTATCTGTATTCGTTCTGTTTGGAATCTATCTCTAAGCTTCCAATGTAACTCAGCCGATAAGTTAGCATAGTGTACTTTGTCATTGGCAGCACTTCCATTATTAATCCCTTGAACCCTATGTCCTTCCTCATGTAGTCTATCTGTCACTCCGCCCCCTACACCTGAGTCATCGACGCATACTGCGTTTGCAGGCACCTTATATTTGCCCATCATACGAATAGCCTGCCCTGCTGTTTTCATAGTGTCCTTGCCTTGATATGACAGTATTTCAACTACTTTGTCGCCTACTATACAAGTAATCACAGTCTTGGCACTGCCAAACCTCGCGACATCGATGCCTATTCCCTTCGCCCCATCGGCTACACATTCATTAGCTAATGCCTTATCAACTAAGGTTAATGGGACTAATACATCATCTGAGTCTAAGGGAAACTCCGCTAATACTTTGGTAACGTAAAGAGGATTCTGTTCTCCCCAGTCGTCCTTCCTATCCTCAATCCACTGTCTGTTTACGATTCCTGGAATCACATCTCTTCCCTCTTTCACATTGGGAGAATCAAATGCAGTTACCTTAATCTTATTCCATTTGTGAGATTTACAAGCGTCGTAGTATCTCCCCGATGCACTTGCGGGGTTGCCTAATACTAATGTTCTACTGGTTTCGGTAGTATTCAATCCTACACATATATCCCAGATCTTCGGGTTGATTCCATGTGCCTGATCTAATAGTATTAATACATTAGGTGAATGAAAACCCTCGATGCGGTACGCTTCGGCATTAGCGTCGATCTTCGGACTAAGCCCTAAGATATACCAATCTTTATGTATCTTAAGTTCTGCAGTTAATAGTTGTCCGCCTAATGGAACTTTAGATTTGCCATAGGCTGCCGCTATCTCAGCAAAGAGAATCTTCTCAACCTGACTCCAAGAAGATGATGTGCATATTATTTTACTGGGTATCCTTGTATATAAAAACCAAAGCATTACTTGTGCAGCAGTAAATGATTTCCCTATGTCATATGCCGATTGTACAATCGTTTGATTATTATCAACTACTGATTGCATAATCTCTTGCTGCTTCTCCCAGGGATTAGAGCCTAGAATATCTCTTGCAAAACCAATTGGATCATTTTCATATTTGTCAAAGAACTCAATTGCTGTATTATATAATTCATCCATTGTTCGCCCTCTATTTGGGGCAGGGATTTTTGATAGGCGAGAACCCCCGCAACAAAACTCGAAAATTATATACCGTCACAAAACACAGAACAATCTTTTAATTTATCTTTTTCAAATAGTCGATTTCTTTTTATACATTTCATATCTGAGAAGCCAAACGATTTTCCAAGTGCCATCTCTAAGTCTTTATATTCCGAGCATCTTTTACAAATATCAAACTGCTTCAAATAATTTAGCATTAATCCTCATCAATATAGGCACCATGATAAAAGTTATCAGCCTCATCAGAACACTCTGAACATATGTGATCATCGTCCTCTATTTTGTTTATACAACCTACACTTTCACATTGTTTCATAGTTTTAGGTACAGTTCGAAGTCTCGTTTAATGTGCCACCGCATACCATACATACTTGACATACATCTCTATCGTCGAGAGCTATTTGATATTCTTCACAGTCTGGACAAAAATAAAATATCATTTATTTTTCCTTTTGTTTTCTAATGATTTGGGACAGCATATCGAGTGAGAAATTTTCTATGTTTACGTTTTGCATTGATGGGTACATCTTACGTATTAGTTCTGATAATACACATTTATAAGAAGGTGATTCAAATGCTTTTCGGATTGCAAATTCAGCGAGAGTCATATTTTTTTCTTTTTCTACCTTATCAAGTGCCTCTTTAAAAATATCCATTTCTGCTCTACGTGTCCTGCCTTCGCGATTAATATCGCCAGGCCTTTCTTTAAATCCGCCTTTACCTGATGGATTGTTTCCGCCTTCGGGAATTGGCACTTTGTCTCCTGGACACAAAAATACTATCAACGATTAATTAATTCGTTGCTAGCTCTTTCAATGCTTACAAGTAGATTATACCAAATTCTTAAATAAATGTCAACTATTATTTAATAAAATAATGCTAAATTACGGATAGTGTTTCAATTATGACGTATAATAGCCTAAAACAGGCTTAATGCGTCATATTCTAAGTATTCCTTTATGGGACATATAAGGGACATATGGGACATGAGGGTTATCTACCAGGTAACTATCCGCCCTCTTTTTTACATATACTAAGTTATCTATTAAAGGAAGGTAGTATTACAAAATGCTTTATTTGTAAAAAATAAAATAAAAAAAAATAATATAAAAGCCTATACAGGATTAAAACACCCCCTATTATTCCCTCTAAACTAAACAGTTAACTTCTAATAATAATACACCATTACTAAATAGATTGAGTATATTGCATCTATTATACTATTATAAAAGTCTTAGTTAGGTTTTTAAACTATATCTACTATCTTTTATATTATTTTTTTATATTTTATTTTTTACAAAATAACCCTTGACAATTGTATATAAGTGTTGTATACTAATAGAGTAGTTAAATAAAGAAGAGAGGAGGGGGACAATGCAACTAAGGTACGCAGTATCGCTGGCACTAAAAGAAGAGGATAAGGATGCTGTAATGAAGTTAAAATCCAGAGGAGTAACGAATATAGAAATATTTCGTGCAGGACTAAAAAAACTAATAAAGGAGAAATTTAATGGAAACAACATTTAAAACATCAGAAATCGTATGGCTGATTAGTAATTGCAAAGCAGAGAGACTGCTAAGTATAGTAAATATTATACACATCACTAAAAGCGTTGGCGGGAAAATAACTAAACAGGAAGGCAAGGAATTAGTTGACATCGGATATATGTCTAGTAGGGTAGTTGAACAGTACGTCGTTGATATAGACGAGGCAAGACAGGACACATTAACAGAGGAATTTAAAAAGTTTAGTAGTTGTAATACATTAAAAAACCTGCTTTTAGAATTTCACTCGTTTCGTAAATCTGAAATAATAGATCAAATGGGATATGATCAAGAAGAAAGCAAACGATTGTTTAAATGGATGGGGATTAATAACCTTATTAAAACTACACCAATAGGGTATGCCAAGCTTCCTGAGTTTATACTACTATTAAAAAATATGAAACTGGAGGAGGATAAATTAGGTA